AAACCCCTGAGAAGGCCTTAAAATGAGTTTGCACAATGTCTTGATAATTATACGGTAAAATATTTGGTAGTGTGAATAATATTTTGTATGGGGGTTCCGGGGTTTGTTCCGGGGTTTGTTCAAGGGTTGTGATATTTGTATCTTTGGAATTAATTTCGTAAAGCATGACAAAAATCGCAATAGGTGGACAAGGTGGATCTTCAGGAGGGGATAAAACTTTTACTTTTACCCAGGGATCTCCGTCAACTACATGGGTTGTAACTCACAACTTAAATAAGTATCCCAGCGTTACGGTAGTGGATTCGGCACAAACCGTGGTAATTGGATCCGTCGATTATGATTCTTTAAACGAAGTTACCATTACTTTCGCCTCAGCTTTTAGCGGGTACGCTTATTTTAACTAAACAAAAAAAACAACAATATAAATGGCAAAAAAATTTTTAGTATCGATTGACCTAAATAAAAACGAACTGCAAAACGCGGTCGTACAAAATTTAGGTACAGCACCTTCCAGCCCGGTTGAAGGACAGATTTACTATGACACCACAGATGACACGATTTACTTTTATAACGGAACTGCTTTCCAAAGTGTGGGCGGGGATGTCGAAAGTATTATTGCTGGGAATGCAATTTCCGTAAGTGGAACAACGGATATAACGGTAAACGTTCTTTATGATGATACAACCATTGGCCTAAGTGGTGGAAACTTAGAAGTAAAGGACGGTGGTATTTCAAACACCAAACTTGCTAACAGCTCGTTAACCGTAACTGCTGGTAGTGGTTTAACAGACGGTGGATCCGTTTCTTTAGGTGGTACAACCACTCTAAACGTTGGGGCTGGTACCGGTATCACGGTAAATGCAAACGATGTCGCCCTGGATTATGCGGGTACAGACAATTTCATTGATAGTGCAACCGATTTAGAAGGAACTGCAATCGCTTTAACTGATACGATTGTTTATCACGATGCAACTGATAATAATGTCAAAAAAGGCCTTGTTTCAGATTTACCTTTTGGAACCGGATCGGGAAGCGTAACAAGCGTAAACGCAACCGGATCAAATGGAGTAACCGTAAGCGGGGTACCGATCACTACGTCCGGAACCATTGCAATCGGACTATCAGCAGTACCAAACGCATCGCTTGCGAATAGCAGCGTTACCATAACTGCTGGTGCTGGTTTAACAGATGGGGGATCCGTATCCTTAGGAGCAAGTACGACATTAAACGTCGGAGCTGGAACCGGTATCACGGTAAACGCTGACGATGTAGCCCTGGATACGACCAGCACAAGAAATACAGATCATGCTTCTGTTTCTATTACAGCTGGAGATGGTTTAACTGGTGGTGGAGATATTTCAGCCACCAGAACATTGAACGTAGGTGCTGGAACCGGTATAGCTGTTGCTGCCGATTCTGTTTCTGTTGATGGTGCCTCAGCCTTGACAACAAACAACGTTCCAAAATGGAATGGATCAGCATTTGTAAATTCCTCTATCAGCGACAACGGAACCACGGTCGTAATTACAAACAACCTTGATGTCCAGGGTACGATTACTTACATTGATTCAACTACGGTTGAGTTTGGAGATAATATTCTTTTATTAGCAAAAGATCAAACCGGTACACCATCACTTAACGCGGGCTGGGAAGTTGAAAGGGGAGATAGTGCAAATGTTTCATTTATATGGGATGAAAGTAGCGACTACTTTACTACGGTAGATCAACCTTTTAACATTGGATCTATTGCAGCTGCTGGAGCTGGTTACACCGGAGATGAGTATTTGGTATCCGATGGGGGTACGGTTAAATATTTAACAGCTGCGCAATTATCCGACGATATTTCCAGCAACTTAACTTTTACAGCTGGCGAAGGAATTGATATAACCGGATCGGGAACCTCAACCGTAACTATTTCAGGAGAAGATGCAAGCACAACTAACAAGGGAATTGTAGAACTTGCAACCACAACTGAAACAAGAAACTTAACAGATACTTCCCGTGCTGTTACCGCAAGCGGATTAACCGGCTTAAGGCATTCAGAAAGTAGTCCAGCAGTTACCGGAACCAGCGATGTAATTACTCACAACTTATCGACTAAAGATGTTATCGTCCAGGTGTATGAAATTTCTACCGGTGCAACTATTGAATGCGATGTGGTAAGAAATAGTTCCTCTCAGGTAACTTTAAGTTTTGCTCAAAGTGTTTCAGCTGATACATTGCAAGTGTTAATCATTAAAGTAGCTTAACTTAATGAAAGTAATAAGCGATATTACTATAGATGCTGACCTAAACGTTGATAGTGGACTACTATTCGTGGATTCCACTAACAACGAGGTCGGTATTGGTACATCAAGCCCGTCAAACACCTTTCACGTTGTAGGTGAAAGTTTGTTTAAGGGATCAGATACTTCGACATCGACAAAAGTATTCCATGTACAAACCGGGGATAATACTTCTATCATGGATTTCCGAAACGATACCTATTGTTTTTTCGGGTGTGGTCAAGGTGGTGGAGATGCATCTGGATTTATATTTAGATACACCAGCACATTTGCAACGCAGTTCACCGGATACAATTACGGAAACGGAACCAGCCCTTCATACAAGCCTATTTGTATGGATACTGATTCTGTTGGCCGGGGAAAGGGTATTTATGTAAATTATGGCGTATCGGGCTTCGCAAATGTTGCGCCTACGTCTGATACTGAGTTTGCAGTAAGAGGACGCGGCACAAGTACGCAGTTTACAGCAAAGTTCGAAGATAGCTCAACTAACCCATTATTATACATTAAAGACAACGGGAATGTTATGGTAGGAACTTCCACGGATAGTGGTTATAAATTGGACGTAGAAGGAAACACCAATACAAATGGAGATTATTACGTTAACAATAATCAAGGATATAGCGGAACCATTACAATAGATCAATCACCTAACCCGGCAATAGTCATAACGGTTGAAGGTGGAATAATAACTAACGTAACTTAAAAAAATGATTAACATAAATGATGTCGTTGTACCGACAAAAGGAACAGCAAAATACTTAAACGTCAAAGTAACTTCTTTCGATTTAAGCCCTTCAAATGGAGTTTCCTTAACCTGGTCAATTCACAAAGAAGATATAGTCCAGGATCCTTCAGAAGATGCCGAAGATGGAGATACTATTTCCGTACCCGGAAAATCTATTTTAAGCGGAACGTTGAATTTTCCTCAAACAAATTACGATACCTGGGGAACAGACGATACGGTCGTTTCGGATTGGGTTTTAACACAGCTTGGATTTACGGAAGTATCTTAAAAATCTTATATTTGCTTTATGAATAAAAAAACATCTAAACAGAAGTTAAACAAGGAGCAAATTGCTTCCCTTGAAAATCTAAAAAAAGAAAACCAGGAGTTATCATTTAAGTTAGGTCAGCTGTACAGACAAAAGCTTTTGATTGAAAAATCAATTGATAAAATCGAAACAGAAGATCTAAAAATTTACCAGGAAAAAGAAAAGGATCTTTTTAAATCCCTGGAGGAATTTTACGGAGATGGCAACCTGGATTTAACGACATACGAATTCACGAAAATTTAAAATGCAAACGTTTCTCGAGGAAATAGGAATAAATTTAGTTCAAAGTGTTGCCGGCTTGTTTGGTGCGCTTTTGATGGTAGGTAAAAAATCAGCTTTAAATGTAAAAGAAACATTATTTGCTATTGTAACGGGCGTAGCCAGTGCAAACTATCTTACGCCCGTCGTGGTTGATTTTTTAAAAATTAGCGGCACGCAGTACGAAAATGGGATTGCTTTTGTCCTTGGATTTGTTGGTTTAAAAGGAGTAGAAACGATAAGTACAAAAGTTTTTAAAAACATAAAAAATGACAGCAGCAAACCTAATTAATGAAATAGCTTGCTTATTGATCTTCATTAATGCAACTTTATTTTATATTTATCTTTTTACCAAAGACAACGATTCAATTGACAAACTACCGGTTTACGAGCAATGGGCTGTAAGGGTTGGATTAGCACTTGTATCAGCTGGATCATTTTACAACGTTATTATTGTAAGTTATCCTCCTTGGCCGGAAATTGTTATAAACATTGGATTAGCTTTTATTTTTTCCTGGGCTGCCTATTTTCATTATAGAATGTTTGTAAAAAAATAAGATTGCGAAGTTTGATTTTTTTCATAGTATTCGTTTTAGGCGCTTGCACACCACAGCAGCGCCTTTTACGATTGCAGAAAAATCACCCCTGGTTATTCGACACCATTACCCGAACGGATTCTTTTTTTATCCGTACGTCGAAAGTTGACACGTTCACCAACTTTAAATATTCCAGGGATACGATCACGTTTCAAAAAGATTGCCTTACGATCCAGCGGATCTATTTCCGGGATTCCTTTTTTATTCATTATAAATCGCGTCCTTGCACTACCTTCCGGGAAACTAAGGTTATAAACAATAAACCGATAACCGTTTCCCCTCCTTGGGAAAAATATCTATATGTCTTTTTGGGTATCTTTGCTTTATTAATCTTATGGAAGATATTACGCTAAACGAGGACGACCTGGATTTCGATGCCCAGGAGCAAGAAGATCTACAAAGACAAGATCGCATCAATACGCTATCAAAAGAAATAGCCGCCCTACGCGCGCGTATGAATATACCTCCCGCGATCCAAAAAGCGATCGGAGGAATGGGCTTAGGGCATGGCCTTGGCGTTGGTGGATTGGGTACCTTGGCGATGGGATTAATTGGATTCCAGCTGGGTAAAAACCAAAAAGAATTGGACGAAAAGCAACGTCAAAAAATAGCCGGTATCATCCAGGGAAAAGCTCAGGAGCTTCTTGCGTTACAACGTGGCGAAGAAGCCGAGCAAGCTAAACAAAGTGGGATCATGTCAGCTGGTGAGCTGGTGAACTACCAATATGATTCTTACGCATTTGATGGTAAATGGAAAAAGCTGGTTGGTAATCCGGCAAAATCCTTTCACATGATGGTTTTTGGCCGTCCTAAGCAAGGTAAATCAATCTTTTGTTTCCAGCTGGCTAAATACCTTACCAAGTTTGGGAAAGTTCTTTATATCGCATCTGAGGAGGGTTTTTCCGCAACTTTACAGCAAAAACTAACTGAGTTCGGAGCTGTAAACGAAAATCTACATTTTGCCAACTTCCGGGATTTTGATCAGATCAGATCTAATCTAATGGGAACTGACTATAAATTTATTGTTGTGGATTCCATTAACTTTATTAACCTGGAACCGGAGGACGTAGAATTACTAAAATCTGAAAACCCAGGAGCTGCATTTATCACGATCCAACAAGCTACCAAAAATGGAGCATTCCGCGGATCGCAACAATTTGCTCACAACTGCGATATAATTATTGAAGTAGTGGAAGGGGTTGCAAACCATACCGGTCGTTATGGCTCACCTTCTGAGATGCAAATTTTTGAGAAGCCTAATTTTAAAGGTGCAAATAAAAAGACTTCTAAAGCTTCCGTTTTAGATAACCCTTCACAGCTCCAAATTTTTGACGAAAACGAACGGGATCAATAATGTAAAAAGCAGCCAGGGAAGTGGACAAAAAAGCTCCGTAATAAAAAACCCTGGATCTTCTTATATATTTTTCCATCGTATCTTTATTAGCGCGATAAACGCTAAGTAAAACCGTAGTATAGTTTGGTGCTGTTGCATAACCGGACATACCAATATACCGAAGCTGTTGTTCGACATCCTGGCTATCTGTAACGAAACGATACCGGCTGTACGTTTTATAAAATCTTATTGCGTCGCGTGCGCTGGCGAAGTATGAATTATAAACCCTAAAATTATCATTTATGTATGTACTTCTCCCATTAAAAACCTCACGGGTTCTTTTATTAACCGATTTACCTTTCCATGTAGATCCGGCCTTAATTCCAAAAAAGTTATTATAATCCCTGGATAAGCTGGAATTACCATTGTTACTTTCAACTATTGACTGCGTTAAAAGTGTTTCTGGAAAAATAGGGGATCCCAAGCTTGCAAGGGTTGCAGCCAAGGCATGGGCTTTTATAAATTCAGTCCTGGTCAAACGAGCTTCTTAGTATAATCAACTAAATCGGTGTACTTAGAAGCAAAAACAGCTTTTGCAGCTCCAGCCCCTAAAATGCCGTATCCGATCTTCTTATCAAACTTAGAAACGGTCGCACCTATTAACATAGTGGCTATTCCATTAATGCGATTGGATCCCAGCTTTTTCCAAAGTGGATTAGCTTTTTCAGCAGCTTTAAAAGCTTGATCCTCGGAAGCTCCGGATCCGCGCGCTGCGTTATATGCCTGGATTCTTTTTTGAGCTGCTTTTTCTCCTTCTTTCAACCAAAAGTTTTGAGTTGATTTTTGAATAATACTATTTGCAGCTATTCCCGTTGCAGCTCCTATGGCGTATTTGTACTTCATTTTATTCTTATGCTCCTTTCGTGTTTGGTATTTTACAAACATTTAAAGCAACTGCGACCTTTTGTTTTTGTGGCATACGTTTACGTTTAAGGGCTTTAAATTCCTTATCTAAACATTTGCGTTGTTTTGTGGTAACAGCTCCGATAAACATATTATTTCAAAAATATACCGGCAATTTTCTTGCCTTTGGTAAACTTCTTAATGGGTTCGTATTTGCCGGTTCTACCATTGTAAAGCTCATCATATTCGCCAAGATCATCGATAGCTTTATCGCTCCACATATCAGCCAGCTTTTTTCTTTCAGCTGGATTCAATTTCAAACTATCATCGTAAAAACGTTGATATTTATTAATTAAATGATCCCTATTGTTAGTGTATAGGTATTCCATCAATTTAGGAAGTTTGGTTTTATCAAACTTTCCGCTTCCTACTTTACGGGCAATATTTGTTAAAAACGATATTTCATAATTTCTCATTACTCTTTCGTCGTTTTCCATTATATCAAAAACATCGTCAACGATTCTTTCACGGACATTGGTTTGTTTTGTAGCTCCTATTAAAGTTCTCATATTACAATGCGTATTTCTTTTTAAATCTTCTTAGTTCCGGTTGATACTTTACCCAAAATCCGGTTTTTTCTTTTAGTACGTTATTAATAAAGCTATTAATGTGATTTCTTAAAAAGTTTTTACCTCCACGATATTCGGATTTACTTACATAAGCTTTTCCTTCATAAGTATAACCATCGTCGAAAAAAACCTTAAAATTCACTTTATTATAATAACCCCCATCAGTAGGAACCAAAACTTTTAACGCTTCACTTGCACTTTCCAACGTTCTAAAGTTTCGTTTTTTTAGTTTATTAACGACGGTAGTAATTCCTTCCGCGCTGGTAATTTTTACCTTTTTAACCGGTATTTTACCTTTTGCGATCCTGGACTTTACAGCTCCGATAAAAGTTCTCATAACTTAATCTCTAAAATAATCGTTTACGGGTACCGTTCTAAACACATAGCAGCTGTTTCCCGTTCCACCGGTTCCGAAGCGGATTTGATATTGTGTCCGATCCAGGTGATTTTCGGTTTGCTCAAACTGCAAACTTTCACCATCTCCAAGAGGAAATCCATTGATAAAAACCGGATTAGCTCCTTCCACTCTCTTAAAAGTTATGGCAAAACAATCCGAAGTAACCATCTGATCATCTCCGACAAATTGAACCTCATTAAGTACGTCTATTGGATATTTCATTATTATTTTTTATTGAATTGGTTATACATATACATTAAAGCAAAAAAGATTAAACCATATTTCAGCATCTCCACGGTTTTTTTCAGTTCCGCAACGTCTTTTTTAAGCGCTTCAATTTCGGCACTTTCGCCTATCTTTTTAGGTTCATCTTTAATACCTCCGATCATCATAACATAAAATCTAATTTAGTATAATCCAGGTTCTCCGGATCTATACGGGGTTTGACTATATCAGAAACAAAAATCTTTTGTTGCTTTACTTTTTTAGCTTTTTTCCTTTTAAGCGTTTCAGATACATTATAACCAATAAATGCCCCAGCTGCGCTGGTAGCGGCAAAAGACAATATATCTTTACTCTTAATCATTATTAGAAACGATAAGTTATTCCTCTTTGTGCTAAAATTTGATTGATTTTTGCTCGTTCGCTCGAGGTCATTTCACTTGCTATAAATTCCCCAAGGGAACCAGCTTGGCCAGAATATTCTTTTCTTCTTGTTCCAAAAGCCACGATTAATTTAGCGACATCCAGGTTATTATTCATTTTAGAAAAAATATCATACATGGCTTCGTTGTCAGTTCCAAAAAGAATGTCAAAACCAGCTGAGTAAATAGCATCAGCAAAAATGTGATATTGCCCGTTAGGGTAACTTTGCCTTTGACCTTCTCGCATGAACTTAGAAACATCATCCTTCGCTACATTCGGGGTTGTTGATGGCCTTGCTGCATTGCGAATAACCCGATATAAAATATAAGCACCGCCCACAGCAGCACCGATCTTTACATATTTATTTTTCGCTATGTCTTTTGTTGTTTTTTCTATTGTGTTAATTACACTCATAACTTATTTAAATAGTCCACCGCGCTTTTATAGATCGCTGGCTTTTTCTCGGCTAATTGCGCGAGCTTGGCCAAATTCTCCGGAAACTGCGGATCTGTTTTGATTAGTTTGTTAACTGATTCGATTATCTTATTCTTGGCATCCATAGTTTATTCACCAACGCCCATGCGCTGCATTAAAAGTCCTAAACCCTGGCTAAACATTTGATTAGAGTCCTGGGCTTCTTTGATCTTATTCTCCATCTCCTTTCGAACTGCATCTAATTCCTTATCATGATTAGACTTCATAAATTCCAGCTGCATTTTTAGCTTTTCATTTTCAGCCTTAAGATCGCTGTTTACCTGGTGAACGTTTAGATACTGATCTACTCCGACGATAGCCCCGGAAGGACTTTGAGCGGCATAATTCATCATTCCATTAATTGATTGCTCATGCTCCGGGGACTTCTCGTCAAATTCGTTTCCCTTAATAGTTACCTCAAATACTGCTGGCGCACCTTTCGGCCGTCCACCACGCAAAAGCTCATTGGATTGATAAAGATTAATGCGATGAAATCCGGTATTATTCTTCATGTACTTTTTCATGGAAACGATCGCATCATCTAAGGATCGATCTTTAAATTCACGGACTTGCTCGCGATCAAACGTATTAGAGATCGTATAAAATCTCATATCGTTGTCGCGCATAAATTCAAGGATATATTCGGGATTAGTCATAATTTATTTGTTATCGTAAACTTTCGGAGTATAATAAACGCGTATGCACGTTATATCGTCTGTGGTAATACCAACCCCGGAAGGATCAGTATAGTACACATAGCAGTTATCCCACACAATATTATCGAATTGTGTGAAAGTGGCTTTTCCTTTGTTTATATTACGCACAGCAGTTCGCAAAGGAATTTCAGCAATGATTTCGCGATTTATATCAGATAAAACAAGGATCGTGCTTTTATAAGTATCAGCTGAACTGATCGTATAGTCAGTTCCATCGACGGTTATATTGGTTAAATTGGTACCTGTTACCAATTCGATTGAATTAATAACCGATTTGGTCAAAGACGGATCCGGCCGAAAATACTGCTCAAAATAGGGCTGCGTAGATTGAACGGGAAGGCCAATTGTTTTTGAAAATTCCCCTTCCACGCAACCCACTTTACGAGCTTTATTCGTCTGAAAAAAGTAGTTAATAAGTGGGCTAACTAAACGCATAGCTATTAGATTAAATCGTAATACAAATTAAACGCAGCTACTTCGTTTAAAGATAGTGATGTAGTTGATGTTAAAGAAACATAGCAATCCGTCAGGTTAATAATCCTGGGCTTCATCATAACAATTAATCCCGCGTTGTTTGCTCGGATTAATGTATAATAAGGTACCTGATACATAAATTCTTTCTTTTGATTGTCGCGTAGTGTTACAACAATACCGGTAGATGCTCCCACCGTCGTAGATCCACTTGGCGCAACTGAAAGTTCGCTGTCTGTAAATGCCTCTATGCCGTAAACAACGACGTTGTTTCTTGATAGGTTAGGAATGTCTTGGAAATAATAACGATTACCAACGGCTAAAGATCCCTGGAGTTTTGCCTCGACGATTTGCGAGCGCTTAATTACTAAATTGTTCATTTTTTTTATTTAAAGTATTTGAAGTTATACAAATATACAAAAAAAACCCCCACGCACACGCGCGAGGGCTTTACCTATGAATAATCTAAACCGAAGATTTAGTTTTTCGCATTCACAACCAAGAAACCACGAAGCTCAAGAACCGCGTAAACGGTGTTAGAACTATCATCGAAGCTCACAGCTGATCCAAGCTCGATATCGATATCAATAGTCTGGCGACCGGTGATAGCAACTGGATCTAAGCTTGAAAATCCGTACTGCAATCCTGGGAATGAGTTAATTCCAGCGTTTCCTGTGAATGTTGCAGCTGGTGTACCGGTAGTACCCGCTGTGATCAAATTCGCATTAGTTTGGCTATCACCTACACGATAGAACGCACGCATTGGGAATGCCGGAATGTATTCGCGACGATCAATAGTGAAACGCAAAGATCCACCATAGATAGCACCAGCGTTAGCTGCGTTTGTTCCGGTAAATACTTGATCGTCATCGTAGGTGTACCACTTAGCAGTCAACAACTGAACGTCAGTAGGGCTATCAGCACCCACTTGCTGCAAACCAACGGTAAAGTCAGTAGCAACAAATACGTCGTTAAGCTCGAGCAACTTTTCAGTTACTAAAGGTGAAGATACCTGGTTTTTCTGAACCTCAAAAGAGATCACAGAGTTTGTTCCTAAGGCTGTTGCAGCTCTTAGGTAAGATTGAGAAAGGTTCTCGTATGCAATTCCCAACTTGGAAGCTACATAACTTTTTGATGAAATTACTTGATTCATTTTTGTAGTGTTTTATAGGTTTTACAAATGTTTAATTAAAAGTCAGTTTCGCGCTCGCTGTAATCGTAGCCCGTTCCGTTGATCAATGGCTCATTAGTAGAGAAGTCGCCAGCGTCGCTGTCAGCTTCGCCCATCTCTCCGATCATTGGATCCATACCGGTAATGCCTAAGGCTGGTACGTTAGCTTTAATCAAAGATCCTACGCTTTCCGCGATCATACCTTTTCCAGCTTCTTTTACAAAAGTACCTTTCATGCCTTGCATGGTAAGTCCAACCGCGATTGGCGCGATGTCAGTTAATAAAGATCCGGTTTGTCCGCCACCGAAAACGCTTGTTCCGTCAGCTTTTACCAAAACTTTTTGCTTTACATAAGCGGACGCAGCTGATCCAGCTCCTAAACCCGCTAATTCTGTTAGTGTTGATTTGTTAAATTTAATCATGGTGTTATTTTTTTATTGATTATGTTTAAAGTTGAATGGTTACGTCCGTGCCGTCAGGTACCGGATCATAGGTTGCTTTTTCTACCGGTGGAGCTGGTGTTTTAATACCTCCGTTTTCCGGCTCGTCTTTTTTGTCGTCGGATTTAGCCTGGTTCATTAAAAACACAATGGCCAGGCCAATTAATCCGTAAGTGATGAGATCTTTTTGTTTCATGTTATTTGTCTTTTGAAAGTAGTATATAAGCACCAGCTGCTATGGCACCTGGTAATATTAATCTTCTTGGATCTTCCATAATCCTGGATGGGTGATAAGGCCCTAATTCCCTTGTTGGTGGTACCTCACCTAAAACCTGAGCATTATATTGATTAAACCCATCTTCTCTCCTTGATGCAAATAAGAAAGGTAATGCAGCAATAATTAGGGGAGTTATCGTTTTTAACAATGCAACCCACCAGGGTGCGCTGGTGGTTGCTGCGGCAGCGGCCGCACTTGCTGGATCAGTTCCAATAGTTCCACCGATCTTCATGGAACCGAAACGTTTTGCCCAGGGATTAAAAATATCTTTATCCGTCCATTTAAAGCGATCGCCTCCAAGAGAAGCACCGGCAACGGCTCGAATAGCAAGTCCAAGATCTTTGGGTACATATTGTCGCGCTGCAAATTTGCCCAATAGATAATTGAAGGTTTTATTTCTTGGGCTTTTTGAATAACCTTCTTTTACAGCTGCTGTAAAGCTATCAACGTTCCCACCAGCTTTTAACCAGGCGATTTCAATCTCTCTATATTTTTTGCGGCTCGCTTCATTTGAAGCTGGAATTATTACATAAGGGAATTTTTTAGAAGCTTCTTTTTTAGCTTTATATAAAAAATCAACGTGTTTTTTATAATTGTTATCCTGTGCGTAAGGAAGCTGGCCAAAAGCTAAATTTCCTAAAATAGGATCCTGGGGAGCTGGTACTTTATTCTGTTTAGCTAAAGCATTTACATAACCTTGAGTAACCCTTTTTAAAGGATATAAATTATTGGCTTCTCTCCTGGCTTGATTTACGAACGCATCAAATTGATTTTTTAAACCATTATCGATTTGACCATTTGTGTTAAATGGCGACATTCCCCATAACATTGATGCTAAACCGCCACGATTTCCGCTGATTAATTCTCGCATAATACCCCGGCCAATAGATGCAACCGGATTAGTCTGTTTTATGCGATAAGCGATTTTTTCTTTAGTGGACATTTTATAACCTACACGATCAGCCCAAGAAAGTGAACCGATATAAGCATTCGGATCGTAATTGCTCGGAGTTCCGTCGTCCATTTGAGTAGGGCTTAAACCACTTATATAACTTATTTTCATTTTATTAAAAAAGGATTTGATCCGTTTATGGATCTATTAAACTTGTGAGCTGGTTTTTTTTCGGCATTGAACTTGCCGTAAACCGCGTCAATAATGCAGCCGTTTTTTGTCGTTACATATATATGTCCAGGCTCGGTTACGCCCCGGGTATAGCTGGAATAGGTTAAATAATAGGGAATATTCAAATTAGATAAGATAGCAGCTGTAAATACCGCGTAACTTTTGCAATCACCTACGCGCGTGCGTAGTAAGGCGCTCGGGAGCTTTATCTTTTGGTTTTCACCATCTACTTTGTAACGAATTTTGGTGCGCAAGAAATCAAAGATCTTTTTACAAGTTTCCATCTCATTACGCCCTTTGAATTGCTGGGCTATTTGTTTTGTTTGAACAATAGCCGCGGGAATAGCCGCTTCGATAGCTGATTGCAGCTCACTATTAGTAGCATTTGTTTTGAATACGATATTTTGTCCGGTTTTAACCAGGTTCATTATATCCAGGAAACAAATGGTTTTAAAGATGCACTATTAAAAGTGATTTTATTGCGCAATGGAATAAGTCCACCGGTCAAAGCGATCGTATAATTCATGGTAAATTTAGGCCAGCGATTATTTTGTATCGCGTCCTGGAGTGCTAAGTATCCGCTGAAATTATCTAAACGTACGGGAACTTCGATATTTTGCTGAGGTCTGGTTAACGTGAAAGTACCCGTTTGGAAAGTACCATACTGATAACCTTCTGAGTCAACAATATTTCCGTAAAGATTAGAAATAGTCAAACGCCCACCGACCGGATTAACAATCTGAATGATGGGTTTTATAATCGCTTGTTTGTTGATACGATCAAAATCAAACTTAATACCAACAACCGATACTAAAATATCCTGAGCAGTTCTTCTGAGTTGAAGGCCGCGAAATAATAAATATCCACCGCCAGCAACCGCTGCAACTTTTAATAATTTGTTTTCACTCACAAATACAAATATCCCTTATATACATAAGCTATCCGTTTAAGATTTGGAATTGTACCAATTTTACACCAATTTTACACCAAAATTATACCATGAGCAATACTTATAATAGTATCCACTTAAGATTATCCAGCACAATTCATGATTTTATTACAAAGAAAAGTTTTGAAGCTGGCATAAGTAAACAACAAATAATTCGAACCATGATAGAAAAATGCTTATCGGATGAGTATGGGGAAAATGTGGTTTTAAATGGAAACAAAATCAAAGAACAATTATCTAAAAAACATGAAATACCTACTAATGATCAAAAGCTGGATTAAGTATAAATTACTTAAGCTTAAACTAAAAAAGCGGCACCCCGTTATTCAAGATCTATTCGACAACGATCATGATTTATGTTTAAACTGCGGGGAATTATTTTGGAAAAAAACAACAAGGCATAAGTTTTGCTCGAAAAGCTGTTGCCGTCGTTATTACTATATAAACGAAGGAAAATGAATTTAGAAAGTTATTTACAATATGCCTATTCACAATGGCATAATAAATACGAAAAGGGAAAAGATATACCCTATTATGCACCTGGAGAGATACCGGCAAAAGAAGATTTTCAAGTTCACGATTGCATCAAAGAGGATTATGATGGTAACTTAATGTTTGGCCATCATTTATCCCCTTATTCATTTGTTATAAAATCTAAATTCAGCATTGCCGATCATACGAAAATTTGGCAAGAAAAAAGATACGATCTTAGCGCGCTTGATAGAGAAGCTGCAATCAAAATGGCCGAAATGCAATGGCTTAAATTCGATAAATGGGAGTTTGAAAAATTCCAGGAGGATCGCGAACTGATATACGAAGGAGTTATCGAGCGCTTGGAATACCATGATGATAATTCCCTAAAAACCAGGCAAGTAATTGACCAGGATACCGGGGAGTTGTTATACCAGGCAAGTTTTGAACGCGGTCAATACACAGATCCTGATACCGGCAAAGAATATAGCTATTTGCAAAAATACACGTTATTCAAATTCGGCAATACATTAGAAGCTGAACGAACCAAAAATAAAAAAGGATTAACCCGCTGGGAAATTGTGTATCCAATACACCTGGCTGGAAAATACATGGAGGATTTGTATCTTGCTACTTACAAGCCCTATAAACATGGCAAACGATATGGAAAATATACTCAAAGAAATAACGCTGGTAAGCAATGATAATTTATTATTACGGGATCGGATCAGAAAGCTTGAGGCTGAAAATGCCGCATTGCAACGCCACATTCATGAAAGCACTAAACTATTCCTGGAATACAACAGCACTTCCGAAATATCAAAACAACCTAAAAAATGAAACGTCCAGGAGCAAAAAGTAAGGCCGCCCAAACCCCAGCACCGAAAAAAGATCGTGTAAAAGGATCCCGCAAAAACAAACCCGGATCAGCAGCGACAAAAAAAGGAAAAATAGATTTCAGCTCAAGAACGCTCCAATCTATCAATACCATCATTGATGATACCCCGGTAAAGCTGTCAACTGCTAAAGCTGTGGTTCGTCGCGGTATGGGAGCTTATTCCACTTCTCATCGTCCAGGAGTTAGCCGAACAGCCTGGGGATTGGCAAGGTTAAAGGAGTTTGTTAAAAAAGCCCAGGGAAAGAAAGTAAAAGCTTCATATACCCAGGATGATGATTTATTGTAAATTCTTATATTTGTATAAATAGTTTACTCTTTTTTCCATTGTGATTCTATTTGTTTGACAACCTGGAAGCCCTGGAGAAATCCGGGGCTTTTTTATTGGATAAAAATAATTCGTAAAAAAGTTTGCAAAAGTTTGGGAATTACAAAAAGCGTTGTATATTCGAATTGTCAAACAATTAAAAACAACGAAAAATGAACTATTTAACATTCGACAGACACGAGCTTTTTCAAGCTTATTATGATGAGTCCGATAATCATTTATTGGACTTAACTTTAGACACGAAACGCGAAGTAATCGACTATTGTTTAGATCATGACATTGAGTATCGTAATTTCGAAAACTTAATGTGTGGTATCCTCGATGGTTATCTTTACACAGACCTTCTATTAGAAGCTAAGAAGCTTGGTTTGAGTAAAATGCTTTTATTCAAAGTAACCCAAGTTTACAGCATTATTTTTAGTGAAATCAATCAGAACTAATTTATAAACCTATGAATAACGTACCACATATATTCAAAACCGATTGCGGCAATTACGTCGCAATCGAAGGGGATTTTGTAGATATCTACTATTACCTCGAGGATTTTATGGCTTTAGTAGACAAGTTAAATAACGAGCAGTTGATGGGTTATCCGGATACCTTTGAGTTCCTAAGGGATCGCGATCGTTATGACATACTTTGCGAAGGCCGTGATTTTTACAAGTTAAAACCAGCTAAAATCGAAATATTATGACCGGAGTAGTTGTATTTTTTGGAACCCTTATACCGATCTGTATTGCATTGGTATTGTTTGAAGATAAATTTATCAAATGAGAAGTCAGATCAATTTACCGGTTATATACCAGGCCAATCAATCAGGATTGCGCTTGGTGTTTCCTATTTTGGAAAAAGTGAGCAATGGATTTCGTGTTACCTGGGATTACCAGGCCACAAGTTTTGCTATTCAAGGAAATTGGCTTAAGTACGATCGTTGGTATGCTACCGAGGATTATTCCTTGGATAAAGCTGCTAATGATCTTACTGATTTTGTTAAACGTATATATAAGATCAAATGAAAACCTTTATAGACTATTTACACGAATTGCGCGAAGGCCATGATCCCCGGGACGCGCGCTATTGGAGCTATCATGAACTAATCCAGGAGCTTCAAAAAGAACCGGTTACCCAGGTTTTTACCACAGAAGCGAAAAGCTATGCCACTTCGTTGGTACAGAAGTTCATGTATTACGATAATGATTTGACAGAACGCCAGCGTTATGAGTATGCTATATTTGCAGCTGAAATTCACGTTCTAACGCATTTTAAACCGTCGTTACCTATGGACGTATTAAAATACTATCATAATGTCTTAGATGAGCTTAAAAACAAGAAACATGGAAGATTATAAAAACCACCGATTTAGATTTCACGCGCCCGCGGATGCGCTGGAAAAATTATGTAATCCTGATGAGGATTTTATGAAGCTGATCGAAAGCTCCGTTAAACCATTGGGCGATCTAAACATGATCCAATTTACTACCGGTAATTGCGGTAAAACGATCGCACAGCAACGACTAATCAAATACCTAATTTATACGTTAAAATGAGTAATTACGAAACAGCCTGGAATGAATTAAAAGTTGCGATTATTGCAACTGATCAACAGCTCCGCGAAGCAATCGCTAAAAAAGATCCGAACGTACCGGATGTTAAAACCCAAACCATGATGATTCAAAAGTTTATGTACGTTATAAACGAGATCGAAATCAAAACCGGGATCCAGGATCCCAATGAAATTGTTACACCTTAAAACCATTTATTAATTTTTATATACTTATGAGTAGTTTATTAAACTTGTCAATCGACACAAAAAAAATCGCAAAGTCTGACTTTCACAAAGGTCAGTATTTAAACATCACCATCGCTTTAAACGATGAAGTCAATGAGTATGGCCAAAACGTTGCGGCCTGGATCTCACAAACCGAAGACGAACGGAAGTCCAAAGAAAAGAACCGGAAGTATTGCGCGAATGGTTCGGTAATATGGACTGATGGTAAAGTAATTGCAGCTGAGAAAAAAGAAGATGCTGTAAAGTCTGATGCTCCTTTTAAAGAAGACGGTTTACCCTGGGAGTAATTTACTTTTTGTTTGGTTTAAGCCTCGGAGAAATCCGGGGCTTTTTATTCTAACTTTGTAAAATGGCTAAAAAAGACAGACGCTACCAATACCCTAAGGGATACATAGATAAACGAACCGGAAAAGCTAAAACCGGTTTTATGAGCGCAAAACAAGGCGCGCGGGTATATGTAAAGGGGAACCTGGAGGCGATCAAACGCGGGGATATTCCTTACGAAAGTCTTACTACCAGGGAGAAACAAGTATTTAAAGGGTTCACTAACCCCAGCCAACAAAATACCTTTTATTTTGAGAAGGAAAGGATCTACGATCCGTCCGGTACCTTGCGTAAGATCCTGGATCAAAACCCCGTTACCGAAGGACGAAAAAAGCTGGATAATCTGATCACTCCACAAATGGCAAAAACTTTGTTTGAAGGTCAATTACCAGCTCAAGCGGAAAAAGTAGATACTTGGAATTTATCACAGAAAAGATTTAAGGACGGAAAAAAAATACCATACATTACACGCCAGGGGGATAACCTGGATGTAATTAGCCGTTTATCACGTTACTTTAAACGCGGGTATAAAATTAAAGTGGACGGAAGTGAAGGAAAAGATGCGCTGGAAAAGTTAAGAAAATTTGAACAACGCGAGATCCAAAAAGCATTAAAAGATAAGAAGTCCGGTAATGTCCAGGTGTGGTATCAGGACATCACTTTTAATCCAGCGGATAATGAAATAATAGTTGATACTGATAACGTTGAAATCCAGGACTTTGATGACACACCATAACGCGACATTTTTTAGAAACGCTGAATTTGTAAACGAGCTGATCGAAAGTTATAAGGCTCAACGGTTAGACTTTAAAGTCCATCACGCAAAGTATTCTACCATCATAGAAATAGGAAAAAACAAAATGCGTTATTGCACGCAAACGTATAAAAATAAAGTTTTTCAATGCAGCTCCAGGATCCAAGGCGAACTAAATCGAAATCCGGAAATCGCAACCTTTTTAGATGGTTCTTATTCTACATTGAATTTCGGATCAAAAGCCGGATTAATTCCCGGAAAATATGGTAAGTCCATAAATATGGATATATCGGGAGCATATCCGCAATGTTTATTGAATCATAAATTGATCAGCAAACAGACTTTTGATTTTTTGATGAACCTGGATAAAAAAGAACGTTTGCCGGCAATCGGAATGATCGCAAAAAAGAAAATGATCTACGTTTATAAAAACGGGGAGCTGGACGATGTAGAGGAACACAACGGAAAATATCAAAAGATCTTTTTTTTCATCGTCGCTGAAATAAATCGCATTATGAACGAATGCGTAAAAATAGCCGGGAATTATTATATTATGCATTGGGTTGATGGAATATTCCTGGAGGAAAAAACCCCCAGGAGATTAATCAGATACATTGAGCAAGTATTTAAGGATAATAAATATCCGTATAAGTTTGAACCGGTCGAATATCTAAATATTACCAGGGATGATCTTCACCTGGAGATTGACATGATTAAAAAGGACGTTCGTAAGCAGTTCCGGTTCATTGATAACAATATCGTAAATTTGTATAACTCCATAGCTGAAAAGTTAAATAATGACGCATCTGAATTATTACCAAATATGGAGGGAAATATTAGTTTTCCCTCAGACAGCGAGATCGCTTTTTATCAGGACTTCGTCGCATAAGTTTCAGCATTGGCGCAAAAATGATCGCGACTACATGGCGCGATATACACTCATAAAAAACTTTTTAGTCAATCCCGATAAATATGATATTAATAGGTTCTACCAGGAGGCCGAACGTGCCGAAATTCGTTCTAAGAAATTACCACAAAAAGCAAGCGAAAAGGCTGGGAGTCAGTATAAGCTATTCTAAAAACAAGGGTAAAAAATTGGACGTATTCAAGGACGGCAAAAAAGTTGCGTCCATTGGAGCAAAAGGATATTGGGATTATCAAGCTTATAAAATAGCGGAAAAATCCGGCAAGTTTCCGAAAGGCTATGCTGAAAATAGAAGACGATTATATAAGATCCGGCACAAGGACGAAAACAAGCCAGGTACACCAGGTTATTACGCTTTAAATATACTGTGGTAACTTTGATAACATGAAAATAAAACTGATTCAAGGAACGCATTTGACAGCGTTAGAAAAAAAAGCTATCAAAACATTGATAGAAAATAACCTTACAGAAGGTTGTACAAGTAAAGTTAAATGCTTTAAAATACTATCTAAAAACAAAAATAAATACAAAGTCAGGATAGGATCTAAAGCTACATGGAATATAGGTCAAGAACCTAAATGGAGATATAGTGATTTTATAATACAAATAACCAAATGAAATTAAAAGTAGTTAGATTTTCAGACAACGACGAAAGTACGATCGGATTATTATTTGTCGATAATGTTTTTCAATGCTTTACCCTCGAGGATCAACACCAGGATAAAAAAGTAATGCACGAAACGCGTATTCCTGGAGGAGAATACGAAATAACTTTGCGCAAGGTAGGTGGATTTCACCAGCGGTATTCTAAAACGTTTGCTGATATTCATAAGGGTACGTTATGGATTCGTAATATTCCAGGGTTTGAATATGTGTTAATTCATTGCGGTAACCACGACGGACATACAAGCGGATGCGTATTGCTTGGGGATACTTGCCAGCAAAACGTAAGCAATCGAGGATATATCGGGGAAAGTATGAAGGCCTACAGAAGGGTTTACCCGCCAATCGCAGCTGCATTAGAAAAGGGCGAAAAAGTTACCATCGAATTAATCGATATAGCTGGTTGAACAAACCCCGGAACAAACCCCGGAACCCCCATACAAAATATTATTCACACTACCAAATATTTTACCGTATAATTATCAAGACATTGTGCAAACTCATTTTAAGGCCTTCTCAGGGGTTT